CCGCCCCTTGCAGCGAATCATACCAAACCGGCCCCGAGTCGACCGGCGTCCGATTCAACACGGTCATGACGATCAGTTTGCCTAATGTTTGTACCACTAACAATATGGGATAGCCGGTTTCTATTGGACTCCGAAACAGGCGCGGTCTAGCGACGTGAGCAGCCGCATACATCGCCGCAAAATTGACCAGGGCGGGGCCGAAACCGCTCGAAACGGTTGGATCGACGGATGGACGCATGAAGGGACGCAAACCAACACCAACACATCTCAGGCTGATTACCGGGAATCGCGGCAAACGCCCGTTGAATGCGTCGGAACCCACGCCGGAACAGGTAATGCCGTCAGTGCCGGTGCACCTGTCGGACGAGGCAAAAGTTGAATGGGAGCGCGTGGCCGGCGAGTTGCACCAGCTCGGGCTGCTGACACGCATCGACCGCGCGGCCCTCGCGGCCTACTGTCAGGCGTATGCCGACTGGGTCGATGCGGAAGCGCAACTCAAACAGTTTGGCAAGGTCATCAACTCACCCGTGCGTACGATGACACGACGCAAGCGCGACGGTAGCGAGGTCACGGAGACCAGCGGCGGCTACCCGTTACAAAGCCCGTTTCTCGCCATTCGCAACAAGGCCCTCGAATTGATGCACCGGTTCGCCGTTGAGTTTGGCATGACACCGTCAGCAAGGAGCCGCGTCAGTGCCACCGGGCAAGCGTTCGAAGACGACCCCGCGAAAAAATACCTCACGTAGGGCGCGCGACCCGGTCACAGAATACGCGAATGCTGTTGTGTCGGGGAAACTCGTCGCGGGTCCGCATGTCCGGAACGCGTGCCGACGCCACCTGTTAGACCAGCAGGAGGGATCGAAGCGGGGCTTATCGTGGGACCTCGCCGCCGCGAATTGGGCGCTGGGTTTTTTCCCGCAGGTCTTGAGGCTCAACGGCGGGCAGTTCGAGGGGCTGCCGTTCAACTTGCATCCTTCGCAAGCGTTTATTGTTGGAAGTCTGTTTGGATGGAAGCGAAGCGACGGGACGCGGCGGTTCCGCCGTTGCTATTACGAGAGCTCGAAGGGGACAGGCAAGTCGCCCCTGTTGGCGGGCATTGGGCTGTATTGCATGCTGGCCGACGGCGAGTCGCGCGCTGAGATTTATGCGGCGGGTTCGAAGAAAGACCAAGCGATGGTGTTGTTTCGCGATGCCGTTGCCATGGTCGATCAAAGCCCGCTATTGGCCCAACGCCTCACCAAGTCGGGGAGCAACCCCGTTTGGAATTTGGCGGACCTGCGCACCGGTTCCTTCTTCAAGCCGATCTCCAGCGACGACGGACAAAGCGGCCCACGTCCTTCGTGCGCACTGTGCGACGAGGTGCACGAGCATCGTGACGCCAACGTCATCGAAATGTTGGAACGTGGGTTCAAGTGGCGTCGCAACCCACTGTTGGTCATGGCCACAAACAGCGGTTCAGACCGCAATTCGGTTTGCTGGCAAGAGCACCAACACGCCGTGCGTTCGGCGGCGGGGACGATGGCGGTCGATGACGCGGGGACCTTTGTCGGTGAGGTCATCGACGACGAGACCTTCGCGTATGTATGCGCTCTGGACAAGGGCGACGACCCGCTCGAAGACCCGTCATGTTGGATCAAGGCCGCGCCGCTCCTGGGCGTGACGGTGACGCAAGAATACCTCGCCAGCGTGGTTAAGCAGGCGAAGGCGATCCCCGGAAAGCTCAACTCGATTCTGCGGCTACACTTTTGCGTGTGGACCGAATCCGACACGGCGTGGATGGGTCGCACCGCGTTGGAAGGGGTGCTTTCCGATTTCGACCCGCGCGAACATACCGGGAGGCGGGTGTTTGTGGGGGCGGACCTGTCCGGCTCGCAGGACCTCACTGCCCTCGGGTTTGTGGTCGAGACGGGCTCGCTTGAGGTCCGACGCGATGACATACCGGTTAGGTTGCCCACGTACGACGGGTGGGTTGAGGCGTGGACACCGCGCGAGACGCTGGCGGAACGTGCGCTGCGGGACCAAGCACCCTATGATGTTTGGACCCGCGACGGCTGGCTGAATGCGGTTGACGGTCGCAACATCCGGTTAGACTTCGTCGCCGCGCGTTTGGCCGAGGCGAGCACGGAATATGAAATCGCGCTGTTGGCATACGACCGGTATGCCTATCGCCGGCTTCAGGACGAGCTTGACGCACTTGGTTTGACTCTAGCGCAGACCGAGCACCCGCAAGGCGGTGTCCGCCGGGCAAAGCCCACGGCCGACCAGCTCGATTCAGCGAAGCGCGCACGTCAGGAACCGCCGCAAGGGCTGTGGATGCCTGGCTCAGTACTCGCGTTGGAAACGTTGATTTTGGAGCGTCGCATCCGGCTACGCCGCAGTCCGGTGTTGATTTCAGCCATGATGTCGGCGGCGGTCGAGCACGACCCTTTTGATAACCGTTGGTTTAGCAAGCGGCGCGCTGTCAACCGCATAGACGCGCTCGTCGCCTTGACGATGGCCGTTGGAGCGGCGACAGCAGCCCCGCCCGCTCGCGACTCAGTGTATGAAGATAGGGGCCTAATTCTACTCGGGTGATGGAGAGGCGTGACGATGAAAGGAATTCTCGCCGCGCTTCCTATGGTCTTGCGCGATCTCGCGGGCCTGTCCGGTGCGGTGTTGGTCGCCTACGGCGCGTTTCTCGTCTATCCCCCGGCCGGTTACATCGTCGGCGGTGTGATGTTGCTTGCGGCGAGCCTGTTCCTCGCGCGAGCTGAATAATGGCGCGCGGTCTGTTTGGCAGCATCGCACGCGGAATGACCGCGCCGATGCAACGGAGCACGGCGGCGGTGCCTTCGTACGGCATGATTCCCCCGCTGGGGAGCGTACAGTCCGCCTCCGGTGTGCTCATCAGCCAAAATACGGCAATGAGCGTATCGGCGGTCTATCGTGCCGTGTATGTCCGCGCTCATGACGTCGCTCGCACAAAGCCATCGCTATACACGGAAGACGAATCGGGCACACGCACAAAGGTGACCGACCACGCCATTGCGCGTTTGATGGTTCGGCCGAACCGCGTCCAAACGTGGTTCGAATTCATCCGCGACATGTGGGTCGCCTACCTGTTACGCGGCAACGCCTACGCGGCGATCATTCGCGACACGCGCGGCGACCCCACCCAGTTGATTTGGATTAACCCGGATGCGGTGATGGTGCTGGAAGCGGCAGACGGGTCATGGTGGTACAACGTCAATCGGATTGGCCTGTTTCAAATCGCCATGCTGCGGAATTTCCCGGTCGCTATTCCGGCCGAGGATATCCTGCATATACGCGGCATTTCGTTCAACATGTTGGTTGCGGCGTCTACCATCGGTCTGGCCCGCGATTCCATTGGCCTCGCGATGAGCCAGGGCTTACAGGCGAGTCGCTGGGTCAACAACGGCGCGCGGCCATCCGGTGTTCTCGAAACACCCAACAAGCTGAGCGCGGATGCGGCGAAGCGCCTAAAGGCGCAGTGGGAGGAATTTCAAAGCGGAGTCCAGAACACGGGGCGCACCGCGGTGTTAGAGGAAGGGTTGCAGTGGAAGGCGTTGCAACTCACGGCTGTCGACCTGCAGTTTATCAATCAGCAGCAGATGAGCATTGCTGATATTGGCCGCTTCTTCGGTGTGCCTTTGCGAAAACTGATGCAACAGGACAACTCGCGCGGCTCGACCATCATTCAGGAAGATCAGAGTTATGTGAATGAGACGGTTGCGCCCGATCTTGAAATGTTAGAGCAAAAGATTGTTCAAACATTCGATCTTGACGCCGAGGGGTACGGCGTAGACCTCGACGAGAGCCCGTTGCTACGGGCTGACCCGCAAACGCGTTACAACATCGGTCGCATTGGCATCTTAAGCGGAATGATCAGCCCGAACGAATGGCGCCGGAGTGAGCGGCTGCCGCCCGTTGACGGTGGCGATGAAATTCGCGCACCTGTCAATTTGGCCGCGTTGGGTTCCGACATGACAGGCACGTCACCGGATCAGGCGGGCAGACCACCGAACGGGCAGGCACCCAAGCCAACAGCCGAGCCTGGCGGCGATAGCGACACATCGGACGCACCCGAGGGTTGAGGCCAACAGCGCGGTGGATAGATGCCAAATCCCAACACACTCACAGTCGGCACGGTGAGCAACACCGACGTCGATGTTGACATGACATTACTTGACATCGGCGAGACAGAATCGATCACGTTGACCGCCGACTACTCCATGCTGACGCCGCCCGGCTATCCCGTACGACCGAGCATGACAGGTGCCGAACCGGGGCGGTCAGGGGGCGCCCGAACGATTGCGAGCGGTACGACGTTAACTCTGATGAAACCGGAAGCTGACGCGCTCACTGCGGCGATGGGCGGTGGCGGCGGCTCTTGGTCCGTGGTGACAACCGGGGCCGAGAATACCTCCGGCACATGGATGGCCTTTGGCTTCTTTGACAATAAGTGGATCATCGTGACGCACGATGGCGTTAGCACGTCGGGTACCATCGTGTCGACTGACGGGTCGACATGGACCTATCACGCGGGCACGATCGCGAACGTTATCGCCTCCGATGAACTCACCTTCGGCGGAACGTCAAACCTGTTTCTGATTGTCGCGCAGGACCCTAGCACGTTGGCTTTCACTCCGTGGACAAGCCCGGACGGTGTCGCATGGACTCAACGGTCGTTCGCGAGTTGGACGGCTGGAGAGCTGCCCCAAATCGGTGGGAATGCTAGCGGGTTCGTGGCGTTGAGCGCGGGCAGCGGTCATTACGAGACCTCACCGGACGGGATCACATGGACGGCGCAGAATGCCTACGATTCCGGCGGCAAGGTGTTCCTCTGCAACCCGTTTTGGGACGGGTCACAGTGGGTTAGCTCTGTCTGGAAAACGCCCATCGTGTTGATCACCTCGCCTGACGGAATCCATTGGACCGAGAGCGGCATTCCAAACTCCATGAGTTGGCTAAGCACAGTCGCATACGACGGTTCGTCTCGATACGTCATCGCGGGAACCAACGACGACAACGGCGCCTATGGAAGTCCCGGCAGTTGGACCGGGGTTAACCTGAATCAAGGTGGCGGCGCAATCGACGCCGGGTTGTCTTACGGTGGCGGGCGATTTGTCAGCGGCTGTAGCAACGGCACCGTGTCCCATTCTGCCGATGGCGGTGTCACGTGGGTGCGAGACGCCGTGCCAGGCGACATTTCTGGTCCGTTCGCCTTCGCTTACGGGCAAGGTCATATGATGCTCGCGTGTTCGGACGTCAACATGCTCCTCGTAATGAGCTAACTCGCACGCGATTCGAACTCACTCGCTAGGGATCGGCCATGACGATGATGCGTCGCGTTGTCCCCGCGCAGGTAAGCGCATTGGGGGATGACGAGGTTGAGGTCACAATGTCGACAGGAGGCGTGGCGCGCGACGGTCACGTGTTGGTTCCAGAAGGAGCCGAACTCGACGGCTACAAGAAAAACCCCATCGTGCTATGGCAGCACGACCCGGAACACCCGGTAGGCCGCTCCGAATCCATCGGTGTCGAGGGCGACCGTATCGTCGCGCGAATCCGCTTTGCACCGAATGGCATTTCGGCCAAGGCGGACGAGATTCGGGGGCTCGTGAAATCGGGAATCATCAGCGGCGTGTCGGTCGGCTTTGAGCCGAAAGATGGGGAGCCGCTCGACCCGAAACGCCCGCGCGGCGGGATGCGCTTCAGGAAATGGGAACTGTTGGAATGCAGCTTTTGCTCCGTGCCCGTGGACACCGATGCCATGGTCACCGCGCGCGCTTCCCGCGATCTCCCGGTCGATGAAGCGTCGCGACTCCCTCAAACGGACATCCCCGCCGAAGTGAAAAAGCCGGCAGGGAAAGTGTTGGATCGCTACAAGGAGAAGACGGGTATGAGCATGGATTCAGACGGCGGGCGCAGTTTGAAAGCGCGACACACCCGCGCATTGGAACGCGCCCCGAAGGTCCCGGTCTTCAAGCGCGGGTTATGCGAGGTCGCCCAGTTAGCCTACATGCTCCAACAGTTCGGCTACTGTCACGAGTGTGCGGAGTACGAAGCGGCACTCGAAGGCGATGAGAGCCCGGTGCCCGCGATGCTGGGCGAAGCAATGGTCAAGTTCGGCGAGGCCCTCATCGAAATGGCCCACGAGGAAGTCGAAGAACTCCTAGAGGAAATCCACGAAGACGGCGACGGCGAAGACGGTGCGGACATGGAGACTCGCGAGCTACCTGATGACGAGCGGGCGTTCATCAGTGCAGGTCGCACACCCCGCGCCCGTGCCTGGCGGCGTGGGATTGCGTTGTGCCGCAGTGGCCGCACTCTCTCGGCCTCGAACGAGAAGCGACTCAATGAAGCCACCGCGCACCATGAACGCGCGATGAAGCATCACCGGGCATTGGGCGAGCACCACGAAGCGGTGTCCGAGCACATGGAGGAAGTTCACGACCACCATGCGCGGGCAAGCGACGCCCATGGAGACCTCGGCGAGTCTCTGGAAGCCATGAAAGACGAACCCGATAAGGCCACCGAGCACGTCGCTCGCGCGCTCAGACATCACCGGGCGGTGGCCGGTCACCTCGAAGACATGGCCCACACGCACGCCGCGATGACCGACGCTCACGGCGATCTCGGCGACGCGCACCACTCGTTGGGACGCGCTCTCAAAGCGGCCCATCGAAGTGTGCGGGCAGTCGTTGAAGGCTCGAACCCCTCCGGGGAAGACAACGACAGCAAGCTCGTACAGAAATCGAGCGGGAGTGAGGAAGACGACGGCGCGCGCAGCCTCGACTTCGCCCGCCGACAAGCCGATCTCCGCGCGTTGGCCGCAGCCGCGCCCTAACAACCGACACGCACTCATTTGTTTTCGGAAGCGCCGACCCGATCGGCGCATCACTGGAGCCTTACACATGGAAAAGGTCAACGACCTAGTGCGGCAACGTGCCACCGCGTTTGACGCATTTCAGGCACTCGCCCTGAAACAAACACTTACCGCTGAAGAGGAAGCCGATTACATCAACCGCAAGCGGGCGGTGACGGACCTCGATGGACGTATCAAACGCGCTCGAGATGCCCAACAGCTTGCGGCAGCGATGGCGACCCCAGTCGAGGGCCAGGACATTATCCGATTCGAAGTCCTCGACGATGACCCCTACACCAACGAAGAAGCGGCGCGCCGTCGAGGGTTGAAAACCCACAAGGGTTTGCGCGCGGTCGCATGCGCGAAAATTTTCAACGCGGCCGGGTGCAGTATGGTCGGTGCTCGCGAAATTGCGCGCGATGCGCTCGGCGAGCGACATCCGATAACGCGTGCGTTTGAGCCGCGCAGGGACCCCCACTCGCGCGCGTTGGTCACGTCGGTTGGCGCAAGTGGAGGGTTTGTTGTTCCACCCGACTACGTGAACGAAGTAATCGAGTTGTTGCGGCCAAGGGCTGTCGTCAGATCATCCGGACCACGCGTGTTGCCCATGCCGCGCGGCACCCTCACGTTGCCCGGACAAAAGAGCGCCGCTACCGCGTCGTACGGGAACGAGACCCAAAAGATCGCAGCATCCCAACAGACGCTCAACCAAATTGTGGCGAGTTTCAAAAAGCTGACGGCCATGGTTCCGGTTTCCAATGACTTGATGCGCTACGCCGATCCTGCGGCGGACGCGTTCGTCAGGGATGATCTTGTGAAAGTGCTCGCCTTGCGCGAAGACCTCGCATTCATCTTGGGCGACGGTACGCAGGACACCCCGCGCGGGTTCTTGAGTTTCGCCAACGCGTGGGTTGCCGTGAATGGCGGCACCGTCGGCGCTTGGCTCACCACCGGCAACTCAACACTCGCCGTCAACGGAACCGACCCAGCCAATAGCACGGGCGGCAACTTCATCACCAGCAACGAGACCTACACGTTGGCAACGGTCGCTCAGGAGTTGGGCGGCGCGATTAACCGGTTGGACACGGCGAATGTCCCCGACGAATCCCGTGTTTGGTTTATGCACCCGCGTTCATACAACTACCTTTTTAATGTTCAGAACTCGTTGGGTGTGTATGTTTACCGTGAGGAACTTTTGGCAGGAAAGCTACTGAGCTATCCCGTACGGAAGACGACTCAGATCGGCACGAACTATTACGACGCCACCGGAGCGCATACTGATTGCAGCTTTGTCTTTTTCGCCGAAATGGATGAGGCGCTAATTCTCGACTCTATGACCTTGGAGCTTGCGGTATCGCGCGAGGGCATGTACGTCGATTCAGGCGGCAACACCGTTTCAGCTTTCCAAAATGATCAAACGTTGATTCGTGCGATTGCCGAGCACGACTTCCAACTTCGCCACGACCAGTCTATCGCGGTCATCCAAAATGTGCGTTGGGCTCCTGCCATCAGCTAACAACCCACTCGGGAAACCGGGTCCGTAGTGTCACTCTTCAGGAGTTACTTCCATGCCTGATATTGTTGTTCAACGAAACGTCGGCGCACTGGGCGATCAGGTGCGCCTGACGGACCATGGTACCTCAACAGCGGGGGGCACCGGCGATGCGACCACGATCACGGGCCTTACCATTGACCGCGAAGGATTCGGGAATGGCACCCCTCCGATGTCCGCATTGATGGGCGTCATCTTCGAGGCGACGCTGGCCAGCGGCAAGACGCTGTCCATCGGTTACGCCGTGCAAGATTCCGCTGATGCGACCAACTTCAGCGACTACCAAACGGCAACATATGCCGTCGCCTCGACGGGCGGATCGGGCGGTACGACCAACAAAGGTCAATTCAATGTCCAGGTGAACTTGACCAGTGCGCGACGGTATATCCGGTTCAACTACAACCCGAAGTGCAGCGCCACGGGAACCGATACGACCTACTCCGATGGGGTCGGGTTCTTTGCGGGGTTCGACCGTCTCGCCGCGCCAAACACCTAAGCGCATCCAAACATGGAAGGCCCGTTCGAGCAGGAAGCTCGGTTGGACCGTGCGCGCTCTCGGTCCGTATTCCTGGCGACGCCCATTGCCCGTCATCCCGTCAGGCAATACACCCTGTCGCTTGGCAAGACGTTGGTTCACCTGCAGCAGTTGGGAATCCAATGCTGGATTCAAAACGTTGTAGGCAGCTCGAACCTACCGAGGGCGCGTAACGACCTCGTTGCGGCGTTTCTCGCCTCAGCCTACGACGATCTCCTGTTCATCGATGATGATATGGGCTGGGCGGCTAACGATGTGGTCAGGTTGTTGGCATCCGATAAGGACATCATCGCGGGCGTTGGCTGCAAAAAGGTCCTACGACCGGACACCGACCCCAACAAGTGGTGTGTGGTGAGCCTACCCGGTCCCGTGCGTCAGGATGATATGGGAGCGGTTGAAGTGGCTGCGGTTGGAACCGGGTTCATGAAGATCAGCCGCGCCGTGTTTGCGCGCATGATGATGGCCCATCCAAACTGGAAACGGCGCGGTTGGCCAAACATGCCCGAGGCGGCACGCGCCTTCTACTACCAGTTCTTTCGTTTTGATCCGCACGATCTCGACGAGGCCGGCGAAGACATCGCGTTCTGTCGCGAGTGGCGCGCTCTCGGCGGCACCGTCTGGGTTGACCCCACAATCCAACTAGTGCACGTCGGGGAATTCGAATACACGGGCAATTTTGAAGCCCTACTAGAGCGCGCACCCGAGACGGCGCACGCCGGAACCGATGCATGAAACTTGTAACGTTCAGGTGTGACATGAAGCCCTGGAACTGCGGCCAGGACGCCGTGCTTCCCGACGAGGTCGCATCCCGCCTGGTGGCGAGTGGGGAAGCTGCGAACCCGCGCCCCTATCCGCCACCCGACGTACGACCCCCGGAACCCAGGATTGAACCGCGCCGCGCGCCGCGCGGCTATCTGACACGCAAGCGGGCGTAATCCTCATGAACCTCTTGACACTCACGATCACCGGCGCGTTGGCGGCGACCGCGACCGCGCCCGTCAAGTTGTTGGGTGCGCCTCGCAACCTCGCCGTCCAGGGGACCTTTACCTACGGCTCCGGTGGCACCACGACGGATGCCTACCTGCAAACCAGCCTCGACGGCGGCGCGACGTGGATCGACATAGCCAACTTTCACTTCTCGACCGCATCGGCCCGGTTCGTATTCAACCTGAATGGCCAAACACCGGTCACGACCGAGTACACACCCACGGACGGGTCGCTCACGGCCAACACGGCAAAGGATGGCATTCTCGGGCCTTGGCTGCGGATCAAGTATGCCAGCACCGGCACTTATGCGGGGAATACAACCCTCGCCGTTGACATCACCACCGACCAAGTCGTGTAAGGGGCCGGCACCATGGCTGTCGAGACCATCACAACGGTGTTGGTCGCCGCGAACTCTTACGACTTGACTGACCTTGCCACCGTTCACGACGAGTTGAGCATCCCAGCAACCGACGTGTCCAACGACGCATTTCTGTCGCGGGCCATTACTCAAGCTTCCTCGGCGATTTCAAACTATTGCAACCGCGTGTTTCCAGTCGAGGCGGTGCAGGACCTTACGTATATTCAACAGGACCCCTACCCCTGGCAAGTTCCGGGCGGGGTCTATCCGTTGCAGCTCGCGCGTTGGCCCCTTACGGACACGGCGGTCGTCCCCTTCGTGGGGAACACGCACGGAAGCAACACAGTTGACGGCATCGCGAGCACGGCGGGACTCACACCCGGACTGTTGGTGTTCGCCGCAGATGGCAGCGTCCCGCCCGGAGCCGAGATACAAAGTGTTGCGGCGAACTCCATCGTCTTGACGTTGCCTACGGCCAGCTCGGAAGCCGGCCTCTCGCTCTCAACTGGTGTTCAAGTTGTTCAAACGCTCAGCGTCGGTGAGCTTCAAACCCTGATCTACGGGATCGATTTCACGATCGACGCCGCGCGCGGTTGGCTGGTCCGGCTCAATTCCTTCACTGGCGTGTCGGTTAAGTGGGAAGCGATTCCCGTCACCGTCCAATACAAGGGGGGCTATTCCCCGATTCCCCCTGACATTGTCGATGCCTGCTTGCGGCTCGTAACCGAACGGTTCCGGGGTCGCGGCCGCGACCCAATGCTGGTTGAGCGGAACCAACCGACGTTAGGCAGTGAGCGCTATTGGGTTGGAGGTCTGCCGGGTCAGAAAGGCGCGTTTGCGCCAGAGATTACCAGCTTGCTCGATCCGTTCCGGGTTCCGGTAGTGGTCTAATGACTGAAATTGTTCGCGGCGAGCGAGAGCTTAAGCAACTGTTTGAGACCTTCCCCGCCTGGGCACACAACCGACTGGAAGCGCGCATCCGGAGGATTGTCGAGACGTTGCAGGAAAGGTCGCAAGAGTCGGCTCCCCTGGGGAAGACCCACAAGCTCCGATCGGAATTCCGAAGTCGGGTATACGCAGACCAACCGCACCGTATTGCGGGTTACGTCAGCGTTTTCGCGGGCAGCGATACTCGGGAATACCCGAAGGCGGCAACGCTCGAATACGGAACCGACAAGCCCCGCAGGCTGTTCGAACGCGCAGCGGGCGGCGCTTTGGTGTTGGGGCGCAAGGGACGTAAGACGTTCCGAATCGTGCGCCGAATCACTAGGCCGGTGCATATCCGCGCATTTCGATTTCTGCGCCAGCCGTTTGAGGACATGCGTCCGGAGATCGAGGCGCAACTCGAAGAGGCGATCAGGCCCGAGGGCGTGGGGCGCCCATGACCCGACCCAGCCGTGAAGCAGTGCTCACTGCGCTGATCAACGTGCTGGTTGCCTCCGTGCAAACTGCATTCACCGCCGACACGGCCTCCGGTACCGCGACGCTTGCGAACCCCAGCACCACGGCGGGGCTGTTTGTTGGCTTGCCCGTCTTTGGTGTCGGAATCCCACGGGGCGCGGTCATTCAAACCATTGCACCGCTGACCCTGACATTGCCCGCGACCGCAACCGCCACGGGGATCGCGATGACGACCGGGTTCCTGACTTTCGGGAGACGGTTTCGACATTGGACCGATGTAACAGCGCAGCCGGCGCTATTTTTGCGCGACGGCGACGAAGAACTCGAGTATCACAACATCATTCTCCAGCGGCAAACCATCAAGGCGGAAATCTGGATTTACAGCCGCGCGGGTGACAATCCAGACATGGCACCCGCGACCGCCCTAAACAACCTGTTAGATGCGGTTCAAAGTGCGTTCGCACCCGATTCTCCCATGACTGGACGCTTTACGCTCGGAGGTCTTGTTGAGTGGTGCCGGCTTGCGGGGTCAATCCTGAAATCCCCTGGTGACCTCGACGGCCAAGCGATCGCGCTGGCCGATGTTGAGATCACCGTCCCTTAAAGACAAGGACTGACATGGAGTCTGTCAAATGCCTAACACGAATGTTGTACCCCAGGGCCTCTTTGGGCCGGGAATTCTCTGGCTGACCCGCACCGACATCGCGAACGCGACGCCTGTCAACATCGGTTACATCAACGAATTCTCGACTGACTTCTCCTTCGACACCAAACAACTTTTCGGGCAAAACCAGTTTGCTCTGTTGAGTGCGCGAGGAACCGCAAAATCAACAGGTAAAATGAAAGCCGCAACGCTGTCAGGACAAGCTCTCAATGCTGTGTTGATCGGTGGAACATGGACAGCCGGCACCCAGTACGACGCGACCACCGCGACCAACCAAGCGATCCCGGCTACGCCGTTCCAGATCACTCCCACCGTTCCAGGCTCGGGCACTTGGAATTCCGATCTCGGCGTGACCAACTCGGCAACCGGCGAACCCCTTACCCTCGTCGCGTCCTCTCCCACAGCGGGGGAATACTCGGTCGCCGCTGGCGTTTACACCTTTTCCAGTGCCGACCATGTCTCCGGCATCAATGTGAACATCAGTTTCGCGTATACGTTCACGGCCGGCACAGGCATGAGTCAGACGATTGCCAACCAGTTGATTGGTACGACTCCAACATTTCAACTTGACTATAAAACAACACTCTACGGCGCGACCTACTACTTGCGGTTGTTCCAGGCGATCGGAGGCAAGTTTAGCTTGCAACACAAGCTCTCCGACTTCGCCATGCCGGAGTATGATTTCGAATTCTTCTCCAATGCAGCGGGCAACATCGGAATCATCAGTCTCGCGACTCAAGCATAACCAAACACGGCGACTCGTGGACCGCCCCGGCAGCCGGTCTCGTCCCCTCCATGCCCCATGTCGGTGGAGCGAGCGCGCTGCCGGTCTTCCGCTCGACTGACCTCGATCACAAGGACCGTTCTCCATGGCTGGATCAATTTTCATCACGCTCGCCGGCAAGCCGTACAAAATTTCTCAGCTTACGTTGGGCCAATTGCGCAGCCTATCGATTGGCGTATCGACACCCGATACCAACGTTAACGACCCTGTCGGCGCGTCGTTTGATCGATCCGTCAACATCATCGTAACCGCGTTGAAAGCCGCTCATCCAGACCTGACCTCGGAACGACTCTTCGAAATGCCGATCAGCACGGTCGAAATGCGCGAGGCCGTTTCCGCTATTCTGACATTTGCAGGTCTCCTTCCGCAGGAAGCGAAACCGGGGGAAGCCGACGCGGGCGCGGGATCATCGACTGGCCTTGGCTAATTGGCCGTCTCGCCACGGCGCTCAAAAAGCTGCCGAGCGAGGTGTCGACGATGACGCTCCCGCAAGCCGAAGAGTTATTTGCCTACTGGCGCCAGAATCCCCCCGAGCACGAGTTGCTTTCCACATGGCTGAAGGCCGCTACAGACTGGGAAGCTGAACCTCCACCTATGACGGAAGAAGAGCGACAGGCACAACACCGCGCAAGCCTGGAGCGGCGCTGGAAGAGTGGGCATTACCTGAGCCCACGACAGATATGGGAAGCGTTCGGAGGAAAGGTAACGCCACCGAAGGGCGCGGCCGTCGCGCCCGGAACTTCAAACATTCTCAGGCCCGACAAATTCCCCGGCATCGGGCCATTCCCAGGCGCAGCGTACTGATGGGACGGAAGGTATGCCCAACAACCTGGCGGTAAATGTCACCGCAGACATTGTTGACTTGCAGGCGAAATTTGCCGTTGCGAATGCGACAACGCAAAAATTGGCGGCCGAGATGCGAGCGCTCGCGCGACAAATCGCGAGCGGTTTCGTCGGTCCGACGCGGCTGTTGCAGGTCACCGATGACATGTTGAAGTCCAAGGCGGAGGCGCAGCGCCTTGCCGAGGAGTTGGGCAAAGCCGGTATATCGGTGAAGGGCTTCGGCGCGCATTCCGAAGAATCGCACGCTCACGTCGCGATCCTGGCGCGCGAGATTCACAGCCTGTTCCGCGAAGCCAGCGAAGGCAATGCGGCCGGCGCCGGCGTCACAATCCTTGCACTCGCACAACACCTGCTGTCCGTGTCGCCTGCCGCAATGCTGGCGCTCGCGGGGGTGACCGCGTTCACTGCCGGGCTGGCCTACTTGGGGATCAAAGCCTACGAAGCAGGCAAGGCCCTCGATGATATGCAGATGGGCGCGGCGATTGCCGACAACGCCGACCTGACTCGCGAGAAATTCAAGGGCATGGTCGAAGCCATTAAGGAGGGTGGCGTCATTTCCGAGTCTGAGGCGAACAAGATCGGTGTTGCATTATCGAGGGTCCCCAACCTGACAGGTCAGGCGGCCGATGCCGTCGCCGGGATTACGCCCCGTTTTGTCGAGGCGTTCAAGGTGCCCGCAGACAAGATGCCCGAGGTCTGGAGAAGAATGCTCTCTCCGGGCACGACAGCCGCAGAAGCCGCCAACCAAATCAGCGAGCTGGGCGGTCACATCACGCAGGCACAACGCGAAGCTGCCGAGGCGGTCGACAGAACGGGCAGCCGAAATCAAGTTCTCGCAGAGAAGTTGCAGCTCGTCGATCAGCAAATTCAGAAGACGACCCGCAATCAAATTGCGAATCGCTCCGCAGTCACGGACACGGCAAGCAACTTTCTCACGTTTATTGGCGCGGAAAACTCCGGCCTGAACGGCGAGCAGATACTGTTGGAGGGCAGTATCACGAAATGGCAGGCAAAGAGCGCGGCGATTCACGAGGCAATGGCTCAGCTTCGCAAGACGCCCGACACGCCCGAACAATCACTCGAAGTTGGAATGGAGGAGTCCAAGAAGGAAAACCCACTTAGCCGGCAGCTTGAAGAGGCGAACGCCCACGTCGGCAAGCTCAAGACAGGCTTGGAAGCTGCCAAGACGCTGAGCGCTAAAGTCAAGGTGACCGAATTGACCGAGTCGTTGGCATCCGCCAACGAGAAGCTGCAGGCGCTGCAATTCGGTCCCGTGTTGGAGCGGATGCGCGCCGACATGGCGAAAGTCGCCGCGACCTGGGAGGGCACGCAGACGGGCATGCTTCAGCGACAGCGGGCGGTCGCCGAACAGACGTTAGTCTCGATGCGTAACACGCTGGGTGCGCAGGCCACCGCGAACAAGGAATACATCAATATTCAAGAAGAGATTTCGCGGCTCGACGTGCAAATCCGCCGCAGCTCCGGCGAAGACATTATCAACGCCACGAGGCAGACTAATCAACTGATTGCCGCCAACACGCAACTTACCAGCATTGAGCGCCTGACGCTGGAGCGCGCGAACCTACAGAAGTTGTTGGACGCACATCGAGTCTCGGGTCAACAGCTCGTTCAGATACAAAACGAGGTCGCAGAGAAGACCGTTGAGATCAACAACCAGACCGAGGAGCGGAGCCACGCCATTGCGCGGTCAGATGTTGACACCAAGATTTCGATTGAACGCATGCACGTCGAGGCGACGAGAGAGAATCTCACGGCCGAGCTGTCTTTGCATCGAGCGCATGTGGCGCAGGTCTACGCGCAGCTCAGGCAGTTGACGACCGAAGAAAACGCACTGGATATCCAGCAGCTTGAGAATGAACGCTCGCAGTACAACGAGCAGTCGGCCGACTATGCCCGTCTCACGAACCAAATCAAACAGCTTCGCGAAAAGTTGAATCTCGATCTCGCGAAGTTGGGCAATGAGGAGACGGCAGCAGCAAAACGTGAGGCGGAGGAGCAGGCGCAAGCCTGGCGCAAGGTCGATGACGAGATCGGCAGCGCTGAAAGCACGATGTTGCAGTCCCTCTTGAGCAAAAGGGCGTCATTCGCGCAAGCGGGCATTAAAGCCGTAGGCCAGCTCGTCGACCACGAGATCATTGCCGACGCGAGGGCGATGACCACGCGGCTACTGATCCGCGACCAGGGACTCGCGAAGCAAAAGGCCCTCGAAGAAGGGGGGGTGCTCTTTCACGCGCACATCGCCGCAGAGGAGGCGACGCAGACGACCGCAACGGAGGCGCAGAAGGTTGCAGCGGTCTCAGCCGGCAGTCAGGCGCAAGTCCACGCGCAACAGATAGCACAGGCCGAGGGCAAATCGGCCCAATCGGCTGCCGATTCGGGTTCGATCATGTCGGCGGCGGGCACAGCGGCAGCCAACGTCTATAAATCAGTCGCTTCCATTCCGTATGTCGGCTGGATTTTGGCGCCGGTGGCAGCAATCGCAGCTTTTGCGGCGGTGGCCGCGTACAAGGCGTTTACTTCGTTTGACGTGGGTTCCTGGCAGGTACCTGAAGACATGCCTGCCCAGGTGCACAAGGGCGAGATGGTCATACCGGCGACGCACGCCTCATCGCTCCGCTCCGCCATCGGAAAGGCGGGTGATTTCAGTTCCTTGGTGATGGCTGCAAAGGGTTCCTCCGGGGCGATCGGTCTTGAGGTCGGGGCCTGGAACATTCCCAGCACCATGACCGCAACACTGCACGAGGGAGAGGCCGTCGTACCGAAGCCGTTTGCGGCAGGACTGCGGGAGAGTGGTGTCGTCAATGGTGTTGCCGGGGGTGACACCTACGGCGATACCAACATCCACAATCATTTTCACCAACCGATGGTTTCGACCGATTTGATCATGGCTCACTTTGAGCGGGCCGTCCGTAACGGTCACCCAGTGATTCGCAAGATCATGCGAACGTAGATGCACCATGTCCGGCCCCCCGGTCACGTCAGTCCCCCCGGTGTTGAAAGCCTTTCCGAGTGTTTCGGTGTTGCCTGGGCTGGACATCAAAGTCGTGTGGAGACCGCGCGCGCAGAACTTTCCGCCGCAGACCGCCGCCTCGGGCCGCGAAGTCATCGTTGGAGCGGGCGCCTACCCGATTCACGAGTTTGATTTGATCTACAACGTGCTCCGGTCCCGTACGGTCACGGAGCTTGAGTTCCGAACCCTGATGGGTTTCTGGCTAAACGTGAACGGGCGACAGTATCCGTTTACGTTCGTCAATCCGTGGGACTCGTATGCAACCGGCTCCATCATCGGCCCCACGGTGGCCGGTCAGACGCAATACGTCATCACGCGTGACTACGGTGCCAACGGTTACATCGGAACCGAACCCATCGGGATCATCGATCAGACCGCCACATGGAACCTCTACATCGACGGCATCGTGAAGTCGCCCTCCGATCCAACCTGGGGCTATTCGGTCGACGCGTCGACGCCCTGGAATCAACTGATCGTATTCAACTCCGGTACCGCTGCCGGTCACACCATCTCGGTCGATGGTGGATATATGTATTACTGTCGTTTGGGCGACGATGAGACCGAGTTCGAGCAGGTGTTGTATAACGTACTCCAAAACCGCAAGCTCACCATCGTCACGAAGAAGGGCGGCTGACAGATGGCCAGGCCAACGCGAGTCTTTGCGTCGAGCATCTTCACGACGCCAGGGCGGTATTTCCGCAAGGCCGATGCCTACAACATCACGCTCAGCGATGGCGTGACCGTCTACACATGGACCGACTACGATCAAGACTTGACTTGGCCGTTCACGCCTGGTCCGTTCACGTTCAGCTCCCTCGGCCCACGGATTACCCGCACGAGGCTTTCCGTGAAAAATACCATCGAGGTACCCGAGCTAACCGTCAAACTCATCGCCCTCGATAACGACCTCGTCAACGGCATTGGCATCAAACAACAAATCCATGACGGTTATTTCGACCGCGCATTGATCCAACTTTCGCGGCTCGTCATCGTATATACAGCACCCCCGACCAACAACACTGGCATTTTCGAAATCGGGTCCATTGGAGACGTGCCCGGTGGAATGTTCACCGGCTACATCGGGGCGGCGAAGCTCTCCGCGTACGGGGCCGAGTTGACCTGCAAGGGGGGCAACGTCGCGTTCAATCAGTATTCGCCGCGCAATCTCTATCAGCCCGCTTGTATGCACACCTTTTGTGACGCCGGGTGCACGCTCAATCCCAACACTTACACGATTACCAACACTGTCGGAGCCTTGCCTTCGCGCGTCAAAATTCCGTGGGGCTCCGTTCCGGGGAGTCCCGGCAACTACACGCAGGGCCGACTCATTCTCACGAGCGGCGCCGCCTCGGGCCAGCGTCGCACCGTGAAGTTCTCGGACGCCTCGGGCCTACTGCTGCAATACCCGCTTTACAACACTCCCGCGCCGGGTGACACATTTTCCGTTCTCGAAGGATGTGACAAACAATACAACTCGGGCTCCGGCCAGGACTGCACCGCAAGATCGAACACGACTCATTTCAAAGGCTTTCCGTTCACTCCCCAGGCGGAGACAGCATTCTAAATGGATGAGTCGTCGCTGAGGTCGGCTGTCGTGGCCGAGGCCCGCTCATGGCTGGGGACACCGTGGCGTCACATGGGGGATATCAAGGGACAGTGCGTTGACTGCGCCATGTTCCTCCGCATGACTTACATCAACGCGGGGGTCATCGCGCCGTTCGACCCGCGACCCTACCCGCGCTTGTGGTTCCTCCATCACGACGAGGAGAGGTTTCTCGGATGGGTCGTCGATAAGTTGGGCGGGACGGAAATCGCCCTCGACCGCGCCAGGCCCGCCGACCTCCTAATCTACCGAATTGGCCGCTGTTTCGCGCACGGTTCTATTCTGGTCGATTCACGAACGATCGTTCACGCGTATCACAAGAATCGAGAAGTGATCTTGACTGAAGTGTTCGACGGATCGTTGCGGGAACTCGAGGTGCGGGCGTTTGATATGTTTGCCTCGCGAAGGATGATATGAGCGGGTTCCTCGGTGGAGGCAACAACTCGACCGCTACGACCCGCTACACGGGCCTTCAACTCCAGACATCCGCTCAGGGCATCCCCATCACGCTCATGTGGGGAACGACCCGCATCAAGACCAACGTGTTTTGGTATGGCGATTTCGTCGCAACACCTGATGGCGGCAAGAAGGGGGGCAAGGGCGGCGATGGTAAAGGCGGTGCGGTTTACAACTATTCGACCGCTATCGAGATGGGTTTGTGTGAAGCCGACGGCGGACTAGTACAGGTTCTAACCGTATGGGCCGACAAACAAATCACATCGCTCTCCAAACTCGGGTTTACGCTCTTTGACGGCTCGCAGACATCGCCCTGGAGTTATCTCACCAGCAAACATCCGGACCAGGCGCTGACCTACAAGGGCGTCGCCTATCTTGCGAATTCGAGCTATCAACTAGGCAAAAGCCCGAACCTGCCCAACCATACCTTCGAAGTCCAGCGCCTGCGCTTTCCCTGGTCGTGGCCGGCGACCAAGGACGCAATCCTGTCGCAGGTCATGACCGACTTCTTGACCAACATTCAGTATTCGATCGCCATGCCCTCGGCGTGGATCGACTCGCTTAACACGTTCAGCAACTATCAAAACTATTTGCTTGCGCAGGGCCTGTGGTTCTCGCCCGCGATCGAATCGCAGGAGCAAATTTCTTCAATCGTTGATCGGTGGGCGCAACTCAGCAACACCTGGGTTTTCTGGTCCGGAAACCTGCTCAAAGCCATTCCGCTGGGAGACCAGACGATCAGCTCGTCGGTCAACTATACGCGGTCGATCAACACGTCCGTGCCGCTTGACCCAGGACCCTATCAAATCACGTTTGCTAACATCGTGTCCGATGGGGGCGTGAAGTATCAACAGTCTGGAGTTTCACTCACGCCGGTAGGCAGTCCGCCATCCGCAGCGGGGCAATACTACTACAACGCGCTCGCGCTGGCGTACGAGTTCAATCAGGCCGACGCCGGCGCGGCCATTGTGATCACGGCGACGTTCCATCCGATCTTCAGTTACACACCCAACTCAACGATCACATTCGACCTGAATTACGACAACCTCGTCAGGAATGGAACCGACTCGCCTATTCTGCCGACCCGCCAGGACCAGGCCGACCTCCCCAACCACGTCCGGATTGAATTCAAAAACAGAAACAATGCCTATAACACCGACGTTGCGGAGTGGAAGGACGATGACCTAATCAACCAGTACGGCGTCATCGACCACCCGATGACCCAGGCGCACGAGATTTGCGACCCGTTGGTCGCCGCCACGGTGGCCCAATTGCTCGGGCAACGGGCTGCCTACGTTCGAAACACGTACGAGTTCACCCTGAATTGGTGGATGGGCTCAATGTCGGAGCCGGGCGATCTCGTCACACTGACCGATCCGCACATCGGGCTTTCACTTTTCACAGTCATGTTGCGGGAGTTGGAAGAGGACGAGAGCGGCAATTGGAAGGTGCTGGCTGAGGAGCACACGGGCACCGTGGGCGATCCCAGCGGCACGATCCAGCAGAGCACGCCGGTCAACACGACTGTCAATCCCAACATCAGCCCCGGCGCGATCAATCCACCGGGGGTATTCGAGCCGGCATCATCGCTCACGAACGGAGTCGCGCAACTTTGGGTCGCCGCATCCGGCGGTCCGAACTGGGGCGGCTGCGTTGTCTATGTCTCGTTCGATGCTGTCAACTATACAAACATAGGCACCATCTCAACGCCGGCCGCGCAGGGGACGCTCACGGCCGGGCTGGCCAGCCACGCGGACCCCGACACGGTCGACACGCTTTCGATCGACACGACCATCTCCGCTGTTGCGCTCAACAACGATGCGACCCACGCCGACGCGGATAACTACCGAACCTTGTGTACGGTGGCGCCAGCGTTCACAACCGTATGCCCGCCCAACGGCGAGTGCATGAGTTATGGGGCGGTGGCCATCACGGGAACCTACACGGATAACATTACCTATTTGCGCCGGGGCTTGTACGGTACATCGCCGTCTGCCCACAGCTCCGGCGATTTCTTCACACGGTTCGATTTGTCCAAAACGACCGAACCGGGCAACTCGGTGTTGGTCTACGATCTCCCGGCGCAGTACATCGGGCAAGCGGTCTATCTAAAGTTCTGCAGCTTCAATCGATTTGCCAATTCGCTCGAATCCCTTGCCTCGGTGACAGCTTACACCTACACACCCACGGGCGCTGGTTACGGCGGTGGCGCGGGCGGTGTGCCCACGACGCCGACCGGGCTGACGGCCACGGCTGGCATCGGCCAAAACGTCCTCACATGGAACGTCAACCCGAACACTGACAACGTCGACTATTACGTGATCTACGCGGCTACGGGACTCTCCCAGCCGTTCGCATCGGCCACCCAAATCGGACAATCGACCTCGCCGAACTTCATCCATACAGCCCTTGGGGCTGGCAGTCAGTGGACCTATTTCCTCAAAGCGCACAACGCTGTCGGACTATCGTCGCCCACAGGTGGCGTCAACTGCACGACGCTCACAACGGTTCCGAATTTGTTTCGACTATCCGGTAACCTTGCCGGCCAGCCAAGCGCAGGACAGGTTCTCTTTGAAGTTGAAATGGTTGGAGGGGAACAGCTTCCTGCCGGTCTTAGCGGAAGTGTTGGAGGCTGCGATGTGGCTCCAACCGGCAGCGTCTCCCTGCCCCTAACAGCGGGAGGCACGGCTTTAGGCAGCATGAACATTGCTTCCGGCGCGACGACGGCAAGTTTCTCGTTCGCGTCGGCGCATACTTTCTCCAACGGCGACGTGTTGACTTTCGCTGCCCCCGCCTCCGTTGACCCCACCCTCTCGGGCCTCCACTACACCTTCATAGGGACTAGGTGACGCATGCGCGTTTATACCATTGAGTTCGACAATGTTTCCGTCTCAGCGGCTCAGGATTTGCTCGCCGCCTACTGCGGGGCCAACATGGCGGTTGAGGTCCACTCATTTGTCATCGGGCAAGTGACCGCCTCGACGGTGGGCAACCTGCGGATTCGGCTGCGGCGACTGCCGGCCACCGTTACGGCCGGGTCCGGCGGCACGACCCCCACTCCGGCGAAGGTGGGCGGAACCAACGATAGCGCGGCGACCTTCACCGCGCATGCGAATGATACGACCCAGGCCACCACCTCTGGCACAGCGGTGACGCTGCACGCCGACGCATTTAACGTCGTCAATGGGTATCAATGGGTGTTTTTGAAAGAGGACCGCCCATCTGCAAAGCCCAACGAGGCGCTAGTGCTGTCGCTCGATTCGCCGCCTGGATCGGCCGAGACAATGAGCGGGACGATGACCGTCGCGGAGCTGTTCTGAAAGTTCCATGGGCACCGTTGCGAAGTTCGGTAACCCGACCGGGGCGCTTTCCGGGTCTCTGACCGGCAATAGCGGGGCCAACTCGCTATACCTGACGAAGTACATTACCGGCAATAAAGACATCTCGAACATTACCCAGGGGTTTGTCAAGCATTCTAACAATGGGGCGACTGTTAAAATCAAGATGGTCGTCTATGCCGATTCAAGCGGCTCGCCTGCGGCACTTATCGCAACTTCCAACGAGGTAACGAATCCGACCGGCACAGCCGTTTTTCAGGCGTTTACCTACGCAACGCCCTTCAGCCTAACTCCCGCAACAGCGTACTGGCTCGGATATATCACCGATAACGGCTTTCCGGTTTTTACAAACACGACCAACGGTCAGTCGCTGGGTCCTAGACTCGGTTGGAATGCGTCTGCCACTCCCGCGATCAGCTACGCCTCTGGACCGCCCGCGACGCTGTCCGGTGGTACTCCCTCGTTCGGGAGCGCGACCTTTTCCAACCTGACCGATATGTATTTGCAAGGGTCGTATTCCGGCCTGGTGTTCGCAACCCCGGAGTTCACGCCCTGCGATGGTTTTGGCAACAGTGGCGGCAACGAGTTGCTCGTTGCCCCGTTTGTCGCTCAGGACACGTTGTCCGGAACTGACGCATTCTTGCAAGTCAACACGACCAACAGTACGGCGAAGATGAAACTCGTCGTGTACGCGGATAGCGCAGGCTCCCCCGGCAGCCTTATTGCGGCCTCCAACGAGGTGGTCGGACCCACGGCCGGCTGGCAACACTTCGTCTTTGGGACCCCGGTGTCGATCACGGCCGGGACGCAATACTGGTACGGGACCTTCGCGGACTCGGTCGTCGTCGTCAAACGAACCGGGCCATCCAATGCAAAGGCGAACGCGGCCACATACGCGTTTGGCGTCCCGACGACGTTTCCAACATCTGGCATGACCACCACCGTGGGCCAGAACCTATACATCGACGGCCTCGCGATCGTTCCACAGTTGCAAAAGAGCGGTCTGACGGTCGCAAGATTCCTGACCGATGAAGACGAGCTGCCGGTGTTAACCAGGCGGTTTGCCCAGCCCGCATACCAGCCGATCTCCGGAAGGTCTGCGAGGCCACCATGGCAGGTGGACCTCTACGATTCGGCATCCCTCTGGCTACCTCAGCAGCATAGAAACTTTGCACCGCCCTCTCGAGCGACATCGGTCGTCAGGCCAGTGTTGTTTGTCATCACGTAGCGCTTGCCGAAAGGAAGGTAGGGACATGGACATTCCCGACGCAGTGTTTTGGGGTGGCGCAATAACCATCACATCGGCGCTTGTGGGGTATGTCGTCCGCATCGAGTCGCGACTCAATGAGCGGTTGACGCGAGACGAACACCAACGGATTTGCGACCGGAGCAACGGCGACCTCAACCGGAAGTTGGATGACGTTCGCCGCCTCCTTGAAGAGTCTCGCGAGGATCGACGCCGCCTTCACGAAACTATGCAACTCGTTGCGACGGAGGTCGCCGTAATGCGGGGGCGCGCGCTACATCTTTCAGGCAGCTCGTCTAACAGAGAGGGATTGTCCTAACAGGGAGGGATCGTGAGCCAAGCGCTTGAACTGGCCTACCAACGTCTATCAGGTGGCGAAGAAGGCCGACGCGCGCACGCCTACAACGATGCGACCGGGGCGCGCGTGAGTTGCCTTCCGAGCGGCAACCTCACTATTGCGGTCGGCGTCGACTTGGAAGTTGGGTTGGATGACGAAGAGATCGATTGGCTCAGCAGGCACCGGCTCGCGAAGGTCGAGGCGGGTTTGTTGGTGTACTCGTGGTATCAACATTGCGACCCCGTGCGCCAGTCGGTGCTTCTCGATATTGCGTTCAACGTCGGGGTGGCGGGCCTGCTTCATTTCGTGCACATGATCGCGGCGATCGGGTGCGCGGACTGGAAAGCGGCACAAGCGGAATGCTCGGTGCAAGATGAAAAGTTGCGTCCGAGGTATGCGCGTTTGGGACGGATTCTTTTAACAGGGGAGGCTGGGACACCATGACCATGAAGGAATACTGGCACAAACACGGAACGAAACTCATCGGATTCGTCTCCTCGGCGATCGGCGTGGTGGAATTGATCGACTCGACAACGTGGCAGGTTATCGAGCGCTTGCTTGGTCCGCAGTTAGGGAAGGTTGTCTCCAACGGCGTGCTGATCCTGTCGGGGGTGATGACGGCATACCGGGGGTTTCGCAACTCCGCGCAACGTGCGGACGTTCTTCCGCCGCCTCAGCCCCGTACGCCGCCTACCGGGGGAACTGGCTCGTGAACCCGACTCTGTCGTTAGTTGCGGTGCTGATCGTTGTCGCCGCCTTGGTGGGCGCGGGCGCGGCGGTTCATCACCGGGGTTACCGCGCGGGCCAAGCGGAGCGGGAGGCGTACTACGCGCCGATACTGCGAGCGCAGTCGGCCGCGAAGCTCGCCGCCGATCAGCGCGCCGACCAACTCGCCGCCGCCGCTGACGCCGCAACCAGGGAATTGGAGGGCCGATATGCCGAACAGAACAGAATTCTTACGAACCGTGCTAATGCTGCTCAATCTCGTTTGGCTGACATCCTGCGCAACACCTCTCCCGGTACCTGTACCGGTCATCAGCAAATGCCCGAGCCTCCCGCAACCGCCCCCGGAGCTATTGGCACCCCCGGAAGCGACGACCGCGTTGGACGACTTGCAACGAGCCTTGCAGGAGTGGGCGGACGGTGCGAAGCCGACGCCGCCCGACTCCAACACTGGCAGGAGTGGTTCCGAACACAACAGGCGCTAGCGGACCGTGCCGCGACCCGACCGTAAGCGACGCGCCGTGATTCGCACGACGGCGTGCTGACCTTTGTAACAGTCGGAAACCAAGTTTAACGCCTCGTTGGCGAGGTCTTGCAACTCATCCATGTCGCTTACGCACATGTCACTTGTCTCCTGAAGCTGTTGGATACTGTTGTTCAAATCTTTGCGTTTGCGGTCGATCCGATGCAGTAGCGTGTGAACTCTCGGATCGTGTTTGTTTCTCGTCTTTATCGGCGTCTTCTTCATTGTTACCACCGTTTCGGTTGGGCGACGGGGACCTTCTTCCGCGCGGTATTGCGGATTTAGCTACCAGCGCGAACCGGCATGGTAGCGCGCCCGCGCTTCCCGCATATGCGCCTGGAGGGCCTTCCATTCTTTCGGGTGCTGCTTGGCAAACGCTTCCGCTGCCGCCTTTGCGAGTTCCACGCCAGCCGCTAGATTGTTCTCTCTTGTAGGTGTGCAACTCGCGCCGACCAGGCGCAACCATTGGGCATCACTCGGCTGTAACGAGATCGAGTAACTTTCCTTGATTTCCGCGCCCATGGGTTCACGGCCCTTACGCTTCGCCATGACACGTCCTCCTAGCCAATCATTGTAACGTGTCACCCGTTGCTGACTTGGCCGGGATTTTGCGCACCTGTTCGAACGAGGTGTAGAGCACTCCGTCCGTGAGTCGCCCATCTAGACGGGTACATCTTCTCTTTGATTGTGTAGAGAATTTGGAGGTGTGTTGGTGTGCTGCAAATTACCTGAAGCTTGATATCCTTCGCGGCCATTGGCAACCGAACGTGCAACTCGTACAAGTGCATCATCGCCGTCGTTTCGTCGGGCGTCGCATCCCAACTCCAACACATCGCCTTGAAGTAGTCCAAAGCCCGTTCCGGCAGGATGTTCGACAATTCGACACTGACTTTGATATCTCCAACCATGTTCATGGTCGCACCCCGTTTGTTTTTGGATTTACGACTTAATGCGAAGGTGTTGGTTGCGACGAGGTATCCTTGCTCCCATCATCACGCGTCGATCCTCTCTATACAACCGAATCAACTCCCGCTTGTAGTGCACAAACCAACGCCATTGGAGCGAAATCCCGGCGTGTCGATTGAATGCCCGTTCCATCAGGCCCAGGTAGTGGCAATACCTCACTGTCAAAACCAGCAGCCCGATCGATGCGCGCAGGCCCTTCACACCCCGCAAGCGGGTGAGTCGGTGCGATGTCACGCCGTGGACCCAGCGCCACAGTGCTTTGGTGCCCGCGACCCTATTGTCGTCGCACAGCCCACACCAACGATAGAATACCTTCGCGGGAATTGTCCCCTTGCGCTTCTGACGGATTAGCGAGAATGCCCGCCGTTCCAACGGCCCACCTAACAGTGGCTTCATAGCATCACGACCCTTTGCTGTCGAATTACCCCAATCCAGCGCCGCCTTTACAACACAGTTAATCCGGTTTCCTTGATGCGCTCGTAATATTGCACTTCGGATGTGATCAGGTAGCAGGTTGGTTTAATTTTGGGACAGGAGCGTTGTTCGATCTTATGCAATTCCACGAGCCGAATTTCCGCTGCGTGGACTGACCCCTCGTCGCATCCTTCCGGAATACGCAAACCGGCCGACACGAGGCCAGCGCGAATTTTATTCATCAACGGTTGCTGCTCGCAAATATCGACCGTGTAAGACGCGCCTAAATGTGTGCCTGTTACACTCCCCGGTGTCATTTGACATATAACACCAGTGATGGCGCCGTCGTAAGCAGACAACTCGAGGCCGTCAAAGGTTAAATCGTGCACACCGGGTGCTCGAACATCGGGGCATAGTGCGACCAACATCTCGCGAATCGCATGCGTGACTCGGACCTTGGGCATCAAATCGACGGATTCGCACCCAGCAAGGCCCGCAGTGATGGAGATGGTGGCAGCCAACGTCAGGAAGTTCGCGTGTTTCATTGCGTTTTTTGTATTGTTTGAGTGAGGGTAGATCATCTTGCCATTGGATGTCGCGGCTGCAATAGATTGCGCAAATCTTCCGGCCTCTCATTGAACCAAGGCCACGAGTCCGATGGTGATATCAGCTCGCCGGGGCGCCTAAAGTCATCGAATCTGGACTCATGACGGTTTATCCCGCCCGGCTTCAGCAAACGAAACAAATTGAAATTTGGGTCAACATGGTCGTGCCAGAGTTGCGCGACGTCCCGCAATTGGCCGTTGTAAAACCATAGCACGCCCTCTCCCGTGCTTGCACTGTATGCAAAGCTGATGTTTGTTTCATCGATTGCACGCCCCCAATGGTAATCGACAAACGAGTCCGCGCTGCGCGAGTTAGTTGCATCGGGAGGCGGAGGGATGATGATAATCTCGCCGTGTCTGGCAGGCGCATTGAGCGGTTGGCCGTAATCCCACACCAACGCGGTATAGACGCGCTGGTACATCGGGACGTTTTCCTGCGAGTGCTCATCGTAGGGAATCAATTTCGCTTCCGAGGTCTGGCTCGATTGCGTGTGATGAAAGCCGTAGATGCCGCAGACGCGGGCATCGTTGTAGATGGATTTCGGGACCGCTGAGGAGCCGGAGTACACCGCGCAAACCTGAATGAGATAAGGAACAAGCAAGGCTCCGGTGCTCCTCAATAGAAGGGCTTCCGTGTGTTCGGTGTCGACGGACGCCATGTAATAAATCGCCAGAACGGCGACCCCTCCGCCGGTGGTCGTGGTGTCAAAAGTTGGTTCCACGCACAACCCTTGTTTGTTGAAGTTTTGACAACTCCTACCATTGATCTCGGTCGAGCTTCCCCACTTAGCAACCGCCGGCTCGGTGAGTAATCGCAAGTTAGGGTTCGTCGCATCGACCTGGGACAGCGCCTCACCCAAACGAATTCCGCCGATCGGCCGTGGATCGAGCCGTGGGTCGCCCCGACCAGTATCGCCGTCTTGCGTCGACTGCTGATGCGCACATCCGCATAGCAGCAGGAGTGCCAACCATTTCACTACCGCCGCCCGGCGGTGCCATCCGGTCATATTACAGTACTCCTTAGCGTTCCTGCGGACCAAGGTCTTAGCGGTGGCCATCCTATATCACTCGTGTGTACGGAGGTATCCCCCGTGTATATGGCGGGTATCCGACGTATGGACGGATTTCCGTGTATACGGCGGCTTTCCGTCACTCGGGTCCGGAAGCATGGCAAAAAGGGAGGGTGATATAGTTAGGACTGGATAAGAAACTTGGCTCGGACGAAGAATAAACTCCCACGCACCACTGACGAGCTAGCCGCCCTGGTGCGCGAGCAGGAACAGGTGGCTCGTGTCAACATATCTATCCTCAGTGGGTGGCGTAAGGATGCGGATATCACGCAAGCGCAGATGGGACATGCACTCGGCCTTAGCGAGGATGTCATATCCAACATCGAGGCGCTGAAACGCCCGCTCTCCATGGCAGGCTCAATTGTGTGGGCGCGGCTCGCCGGTCGGACGCATATAGAGTATTTCGAGGAACTGGCTTTCCGGCTGCGGAAAATCTACCCGCGAAAGCGCTGACCTGCCCCCGCCTTGAGTGCGAGGACCTAACGTCCGGTCGTGGTGCGCGTCCGCCCGGCGCGCGCCTCGACCAGCTCGCGCAGTCTCATGATTACGTCGGGGGTGATCGGGCACCGCCCGCGACACATGCGCCGGAACAATCCCTCGTCGATGTGCGCCAGGCGCGCGGCGGCTCGTTGACCCAACTGGAGTTGGGCGCACAACTCGCGCAGGGTGTCAGGTGCTAGGTCATCCAATTATATCAACCAGTCGGTGTGCCCGGCCGATTCACGGCAGCCAGCACAGAACGCACTGTTGAACGCCGCCACTTGTGACCCTCCCCCAAGCGTTGGGCGGGGTTTTCGGGTGGGGGGACAAGCCCAGCTTTCACGCGGGAAAAGAAGGTCCGCCGCGAGCAGTCGAGCAACCGAGCAAATTCCTTTGTACCAACGTAGCCGTCGAGATTGTCGTCCATGGCTAACATTCCTCGGGAGGCAAAAGCTGTGCAGAGCGCAGTAGTCTAAGGCGGCATCGTGCGGGAAGACAAATCGAAGGCGTGACGCTTCGAGTGACGCGTCACGCCTTTTCCCCATTGGGTCTTATGTGGGTCTTATGCCGCGAGCGGTACCGCGACTTGCTCACGCCCGATGATGCGTTGTAGGCGGCGGTCCCACTTCTTCAGCGCCCGCAGCTTGCGCCCCCAGTAATCGTGACGGTCGTAGATTTCTGTCACGTCCGTGGGCTTGCTTTTCTTCTTCTTGCGATGGTTGATGATCCTCTTGATCGTGAACCGACTGACCCCGAGGTCTGCGAGGTTCGTCACCACAGTGCGCCGCGAGTCGTGCGGAGTGAATGGTTCCAACTTCGCCAATGGGCCGTCGTGCAACCGCTTCGGCCGTTGCCCACGCTTGCCGTGCTTTTTACCGTAGCGCAAATTGCGCAGCGCCCGAGCGAAGGTGTGCTTCCCGATTGGCTTAGTAGCACATTTGGCCTTGTGCCTATGGGGGATGAGGTATTTGCAATTTACTGACAAAACCAACAGGCGCTCGACGATCTCAACAGCAAGGTCGGTTAGGGGCACCACGTGCTCGTGGCCGTTTTTCGTGTCGTGAATTGTCCAGCGGCGCGCTTTCAGGTCAAAGTCACCGGGCTTTGATTTGCGCACCTCTCCGCCCCGTTGCCCCGTGACCAGTATCAATTGCAGCCCCAGGCGGATGCGCTCCTGCGCCACTTGGGCTGCAGGGTCGGCTAACGCCTGCCAGTACACCCGGATTTCGTGCGCCTCCAGAACGCGCTCGCGCGATCCCTCCGCCCCTCCAGGCGCCTGGATGTCGGCGAAGGGGTTCAGGTCCAGCCCCTTTTCATCCCATGCGCGGTCACGGATCAGAAATTTGCACATCTGTCCCGCCATCTGGCAGAAGCGGTTGGCCTCAACAGGTGCCCCGCGCCTCACAATCCCGTCGAGTAGTTGGACCGCATCACGCCGCCGCTTGAGGCGCAAGTCATGCGAGAACCATGGCCGCAGGTTCTTCTTCAGGAGCCACAGCGAATCGCGCGGGTTCTTGTGGCGCTTGCGCGCGTAGTGCCACACCCATTCCGCAATGGCATTGCGTGCCGTGAGCACCGCCCCCGCGCCGGCGTCGGACGGACCGCCTGAATCGGTGGGTCGCGTTGGGTTGTCGCCCCCTGGTGGCGGATTCTGCGGGCTTTGCGGCTCATGGGGGTGCGTGGGGCTCCACACCATCGTCCTGGGGTCAATCGCCCGCCGGACGAGTTTGCGCGCGGCCTCGTGGGCCTCGTGGGCCTGTTCTAGCGTCCATAGCGGCGGACCGCTGTCCCCGAATTCGCCATACGTGACAAACCCCGGCGACTGGCCCGCTATTTGGAACCGCGTCCCGAACGTGCGGGTCCCGGTCTCGGACACCCGGACCTGAAAGCCTTTGCGCCCCTTTTCGGTTACCGCATAGCGCTTGCCGTCCGTGGGTCGCTTGAGGGACCGTATCCACGTAGCAGTGAACACACGCGCTGGGTGCTTCATTGCCCGCCCCTCCTCCTTGCCCGATCCCCGGCTACAGTTCGGCTACAGTGAGCCAATTGCTGCACTGTATCCGGCTGTGCGCAGTGCAGAGTTGAGCAAGCCTCAGCGGGGCGCAAAAAAAGTTGGGAAACACCTATGTTTTTAGCACTTTCAGCGGATGCCCAAGTTGGGAAAACTTGGGTAGAGATGGTCGGGGCGACAGGATTCGAACCTGCGACCTTCTGGTCCCAAACCAGAGAGACTACCGACCAAGTGCCCAGTACAAACAACAACTTAGCTGTCATGGGTTCCTCACATTTCCGGTTTCGGCTACAGTTTCGGCTACAGTTTTCTCCGCCCCCTTCCGCTTCGCTTTCCGCGCCTCGGCCATTGCCTTGTAGTGCTCTGGTGATCGCGCTTTACGCTTGCCTTTGGCCGTTCCGCCTTTCTTGCCGCCCTTTTTGCCGATACTCGCCAAGTAAGCGCGGACGGGGTCGTCCGAGGGGGGGGCGTCCGAGGGGCCGCTCACGCCGCCACCCGCACTGCGTATTTGGCGACGAACGCCTCGCCTGCGGGCGTCAGAAACACCTCGTCGAATGCCTTGCTGTAGCTCACAAGCCCTTTGGAGCGGAGCGCGTGGAGTACTTCCGCGCCCCGGCTGAGATTCAACACGTCAGCGCCGAAGGCATTCACCACGACCTTGTACGCGGAGATGTAGCCGCCGTTCGTTGAAGTGGGACGCAGCTTGAGCAGTTCGGTTAGAAGGGCGAGGAACTTTTCGAGGCGGTTCATGTGTATCTCCTTCTCCAATGGAGACAACTATAGCAAAGCCGCTTTGCGTATGAAACCGCTGTTTTTGCTGCACTTGCTCGACCTCTCTGCGATTGATTTCATCGGGGGGCGCTATGTCACTCTTCTGATGGGGGAACCAAACAGGGGAAGGAAAATGAAGCAAGACCTGTGCGCCTCGGATAGCGACATCAAAGCCCTCTTACTGCGCGAGACGGTAACGGTGGAAGAGCTGCGGGACCGAGTAGTGCAGCATTTTAGCCCCCGGCCCCCCCGAATCTGGCTCGATGGAGTTGTCACGGCTTCTTCGCCGAAGGCGCTTTCGGTCGCCCGTAGTCCGTCCGTAGCCGGTCGAAGCCGACCACTTAAGAAACAAACCTAACTCGCGAGGTGGGTGCGTGTACGCATCGCCCGACCCCACGCTCTGACTTTATTCGCCGACGCGAGTGTCGGCCAATCCTCGCGCTTGATCCAACGCGATATCGTGCGTTGAGCCACTCCTATATCTTTCGCCACGCGACGAATCGAATGCCCGGACCGAATTGCGCGGCTGACTAAGGTGACAACGCAAGCCACATCAGAAGCGTTCAGCGGGCTGCGGCGTTTACCGGTGGGCCAGTGTCCCCGACCATCTCTGCGAGCGCTCATTTACCCGTGGCCTTATCGATGGCTTGCGACACGTAGTCGCTTACATACTTCGTGCGCTCCTCGTCTGAACGGAAGTCAGTGCGAGCCATATCTGCTCTCACCTTGAGAAGCACATGTTAACAGTTCGCTTTTCGGCACCACGATGAACGCATCATGGACATACGGCTCGCCCCGTTTGCGCTGAAAGCTCTCTGGAAGGTCCAATGGCCTGGCTATTTACCTGTTCGATTGTCCAGCGGCCGGAGCGAGCGACTCCAGCGCATTTTCCGAGTTGGGATGCGATCACGCCTGTTTCAGCCTTGACCGCGCGTGTTTGACATACTTATTTTTGCTCGGGTTTACACCCCACCAGTCCAACCTATTGGACTCCGCAGGGAAAGTGCGCCATCTCGATATACTTTGAGTCAACGCTCATGGGTATGCTCCGTTTGATGGTTAGAGTCTATCGTGAGAAGCTGTAACTTTTCAGCGGAAGCCTTCGTCGGTTTGTCCTCGCCTGAAAACCAACGTCGAAGCGTACGTTCACTTATTCCAGTCACACGAGCCACAGCGCGCATAGACATTCCAGACGCCAAAGCCTCACTTAGCATACGCACTAGTCGTATCGCGTCCTCGGAAGATAAATCACTGCGACGCTTGTTCGCTTGCCAGTGACCTCGGCCATCCTTCCGGACGCTCCTTTTCGCGGGCGATCGGTCCTCAGGAAGCAATAACGTTACATTGTAGAATTCACGATCTAAGCGATGGCGTCTAGCGATGCGCGAGCATTTTGGGCAATCAGCCTCATGAACCGTATGCTCCTTGCAGCCGAGTGTTTGCTCCGTCACGTATGCGGTGTACGATCTCTTGCAGCGTAGATGCTGATTAATTCGATTGAGGAAATTTGGGTTGTCGCGGTTGTAGAGAGCTCTCGCTCTCGATCTCGCTTTCGCTTTTTCTTTCGCGCTCACGACTGATCGCCCCGTTGATGCCGCCTTCGGCGTCAGCATCGGACTAGCCATGCGTTTTCCCTTGGTTGTCGGGTTGTGACGGTGGCAATAACTGTTGTTTTCCTGTTAGTTGGTCAGGTCAGCCGTTAGACCGCATTACTTACTGGCA